CCAGTTTTCTCTATATAGTACTCCTTCATGAACTTGTTTGTAACTGTAATCTCATCGCAAATTTGCATAATCTCCATGCTAGTTTGTCTGATGCTAGGGTCTTCAAATGCAAATCTAAATTTATTATAAAAAGGAATATCTTCCTTAAAGATAAGATCGTCTATCTCATAGATTATCTTAAAACCACACTCACCTTGTATGGTCTTAAGCCACTTAATATAATTTAATTGAGACTCGGTTGCTTGTCTTTGAATTCGTATAGTCTTAAGACCGTTGTAAAAGTTCTTATCTCCTATCATTACAGTACCCCCTTGTATATTAGCCTTACCGTAACAGTTAAGCAATAATTCTGGCCATATCATTCTCCAATGACCACACCCAGAATAATCAGCATAAAAGTTTACTCCGCGTGGTAGGTCTGGGGCGGTGTGAGTGGTGGATTTCGCGGTAACTTTTGGTCGTACTATTTGCGTTAGGTTGCCATGACCTACTGAGGGAGATAGCGGGTTGTTTATAATAGGCGGGCTAAACGGGAGTCGTTGAATGTTCGCATGAAACGGCGTAATCATTATATAAATTTATTCAGTTTTATTAGTTAAATCCACTCGGGTAGTAATCCCGTTCCTCTTCTCTAAGACAACTACGTCTCCGGTCGCAGCTTTAACAGATTCTTTTCTGTGAGATATAATATAGATACTTTCACTATAAGTTTCTATCCTCTCTTTTATAATATTAAGAACAAGCTCTACTCCTTTTTCATCTAAAGAGCTATCGAGTAGTTCATCGAACATAACTATATTATACGCAATATCTCCTTGCAACCGTCTCATATCCATGAACGTAAAAAGTATCGCTAGATCAATATTTTTTCTTTCTGCTCCAGAAAAGTTAAAGTATGAACACGTCTCTCCTTTTTCGTTTACAATCTCTTCTTCAAAATATTCGTTAAATCTACATATACAATTTGCATCCATTTTTTGAAGATAATACAGTAATCTATTGTTTAGTACATCTAATATTTTCTTTACAATAAATGACTTAACTCCTTCTTCTGATAGAATATATTTTACAACTTCAAGCGTAGATAGACTCTTATAAATTGTATTAGAATCTAGTTCGAGTTGTTGTACTTCTCTAAGATTATTATTAATTTTATTATCTAAATCTTGTACCTCTACGCTCGTCTCTTTTTCTTGTAAATCCTTTAAGTCTGTATTGTTTTTCTCTAAATCTTTATTTAAGTTTTCAATATATGTTTTTGTAAGCTTATTATTATTGTTTACTGTTTTAATATTAGAGATGTATTGATTAATTTGACCTTGAGCCTCTATGTTATTTTGTTTCAGTTCCTTAATACTAGTTACTTGTTGGTGGAGGCTCGTTATATCATCATTACAGTTCGCTATATCCTTATGAATACTACTTTCTTCCTTTTGAATGTGATCTCGGTCATTGCTAGTAATTTGGTGTAAGCACGTCGGGCACACATCGGCCGATGTACCTATATTATTGAGTTTTTTATTATGAAATTCTATTTCAGTTTCGTGTCTTGTAATTTTAGTTTTTACATTAGATAGTTGAATTGATATATCAGAAATCTTCTCATTAATAACCTTAAATTTATCTTTACTTTTCTCAAACAGCTCTCTATTAATAGTTTTAATTTTAGATTTATTTACTATTACTTCATCTTGTATTGTTTTAACTCTAGCTAGAATTTTATCTCTCTGCTCACTAACACTATTAATTATATTTTCTTTTTGATCACTTAACAGCTTACATATACTATTTGCATGATCAAAATCTTTAGTAATACTATCATACTTTTTTTGTACATCATTATATTCAGAACGAGCTGATAATAACATTTCAGAGAATATTTCTAAATTAAGAATACCTTCTATAAATTTTCTCTTTTCTACTTTCCGTTGAGCCATAAACGGTAAGGTAGTATTAAGAGACATTATAACACAGTTCTGAAACACCTCTGGGGAGCTGTTGAGAATACTTTTAATTTTTTTATTAGTATTTGGAATCGTACTCTCTGTAAGATCTATATCATCTACATACAGATAACATTTTGTAGGCTTTAACTTGCGAACTATTCTATAGTCTTTAGTGGTGTTATTTTCGTTTACTTGAAACCTCAACTCCACGTAAGTATTTTTCTTATTAATAGAGTTTACTATAAAATCTTTTGATAATTCGCGAATTGTTTCTCCAAAAATAGCAAAATGAATAGCGTCAGCTATTGTAGACTTTCCAACACCGTTTCTTCTATCTTCTTTATCTCTATTAACCCCTGTAATAACATTTAGACCTTGCCTAAATGACATCTCGACTGGTTCTTGTCCGATAGATAGAAAATTCCGAATTTTTACTGAATTAAAATCTACGTACTTCATGAGAATTTATTATACAGGTGTACTGTCTTGGTAATCACTTCAGCTTTATTTTCCACATTAAGAGAGTCAATATATTCTATAATACATTGTTTAATGTTCAAGTCTCCAAACTCATTAGTTATGGTTAAGTTATCTCCGATACTAAATTTATGTAAGTAGTCTGTAGTAAACGAAAAAGGAGACTCAAAATTTATTGATGCGATAATCTTATCTAATAAATTNGATTTTATATCTTTATCTATAATAATTTTTATTGCGATATTAGACCANCCTTTTTTCTTTGCAATACTCTTNAGAACCTGTAAATCAGATAGATTTACCTTTACGTGAGTTGGAGAAATATTATTGTTAAAGAATTCNTATTGTATTTTTTCGGNTCCTAGGTCTAATATGTAATATCCTTTTTGATCTCCGATATCATTAAAGTCCATTTCAAATGGATTACCTGCGTATATAATTTCTCCGTTATTATATTTTCGGTATTGTCTTTTATGGAAGTGACCAGAGAATATAAGGTTACATTTGTTTAAAATCTGAGAAGACTCTATTCCTGTCTCACAAACCGCAAAAGAATTGTAGTTAAAGTTTTGCAGTTCAAAATGACCCACTATTAAGTCACAATGTTCGGGTATATCCTTTAACTCTGTGCCCCACGGACAAAACCCGACCCGTTTATTTGATATTGTTTTTACTATCGGAGTATCAAACACCGTTATATTGGGCCTATTACTTAGTATTGATAAAGAATGAACAGTAGAGTTGTCTTTGTAGTATGCNTCNTGATTACCAGGTATCATTAATATCTCAAAATCATTAAACANATCTAATAATTTATTAGCAAAAAATAATGTTTTTACGTTTATCTCATCTCTATAATGAAACAAATCNCCTCCAAATATTATTTTTTTAATATTTTTACTTTTAAGNTCNCTAGTGTACCATTGAGCCCATTTATATGATACATCGTGCCATTTTTCACTGTTTTGATGTTGACCTANGTGTANATCAGTAAAAAANCTAACTTTATGTTCTGTATTTTCGGTCATTTAGGAATACAGCTCTTTATCGTAATCCTTTTGNGGAGCAGCATTACTAGCTGGTTCGGTTATATTTAAATCACTATATAATTGCGCTTGGTAGGCAGAAATAGTCTCTCTATATTTCTTTTCTTTTTTAATTCTGTTAATGAACGCGTGATACGCAATTGTAGTAAAATATGAAAACGGGTTAGACGTGGCTTCTAAGTTAAATTTTTTATTTTTAACAGCAGCAATCATTTTAACTACTGCGTCACCAATCATTTCATCCTTATAACTATAGTTTATAAAGTTCGGAGAGTAGCTTAAACCAACAGCAATCTTACTAGTAGATTCCGCGAGCTCATCAATTAAGTCATCTGACTCATAATACTCTTTTAATAATTGTAAAAATCGCTTAGGGTCAACGTAATACGCTTTTTTACTTTTTTTCTTTTTCTTTTTAACTATTTTAATTTTTGGTTTCATTAAATTGTGTAAATGTGTATTTTATTTGTTCCGCGTCGTATAACGTTAGTCTTTGCTCTGCGTGCCGCTGTCCGTATCGTAAGTTATCTGCAATGTCAAATATTATAAGTTCTTTTTTATCAATGTGCAAGCGCAGACCTCTTCCTATACTTTGAACTATTTTAATTTTTGCTTTTCCTCCTCCGGCAAATACGATATAATGTAGATTCTTAATATTAATTCCAGTCGAGAAGATCTTTGATATTGCTATTACAATTACATTTTTTTGAGCTTCCATATAGTTCTGTATATCTTTGCGCTGTTCTATATCTACACTACCTTGTATAAAGTATACATCTTTGTGCTTACATATTAATTGTAATGCTTCTAATAACAGCTCTCCATGCTCTATGTAGTCAACTAATATTAATCCGTTATTGTCGAGCTTGTTACACAAGTTAGCAATTAAAGTATTTCTGTACTCGCTGCTACGTATAAATTGATTTTCTTGTAAGTAATATGCACTACTATTAGTGCCATGATATATTTCTGCCGTTGGAGTATTATAGGTTAGCTCTAAGACATGAACTTTAGATTTCGCTACATAGTTATCATCTCTTAACTCATACGCCTTTTTTTCATATAACTGAGGACCAATCTTCCCGAAAATATTCCATTTATCTAAATTATCTGGAGGTAATGTTCCAGTAAAGCCAAATCGGTTAGATGTTTTTATTGTTTTGAAAAGCTTATTTACTTTATTACCTCTTCTCACTTTATGAACCTCATCAACTATTAATATATCAATATGTTCAATCCATGATATATCCTGCTTACTACTTTGTAATATACCTAGATTTGATACTATAACATTTGTAGATAGATCTAAGGTATCTTTACCGGTCCATTTAGATGTAGTAAATGATGTATCATATTCTTTAAAGTCATTTTTTGTTTGATTCGCGAGACCTAGATCTGGTACAATAATTAAGCACCTAAAGTTTTTGCTGTAATTTTTAAAGTAAAACTCTAATAAGCTAGCCATTGTTAATGTTTTACCACCAGCTGTTGCTAATATTACCGTACCTCTCCCGTGGTTAATACATGCATTAATAATATCCTGTTGATAGTCTCTTAATTTTAAATTTAGGTCATACGGAAGAACGCTAGTTTTAGTTAAAGAGGGATATAGTATCTCTTTAATCTTACTCTCTAGTTTAAATAATATATCTTTTGATTCGCAGAATTTAATTATTTCCTCTAATAAGCCAATTTCAACTTTACCTTGATTAGTTATTACATACGTTCTCGGAGGAACNAATCTACCAAATCTACGTTGAAAGTGNACAGCTTCATTTTTTACACTAAAGTGCTCTCTTATAACATTAACCTCAGGCCCATCTATTATAGCATGAGTNATTGAANTATATTCAATATTAATCATTGAGTTTCAAGCTTCATAAGCTCTACTAAATTTTTAATATCATTAGTCGCGAAACTTATNTTTTTATATATATTTTCTAGATAGTCAATNATAAGCTGTTCNTTTTTTATTTTTATATCTAAAATTTTAATTTCTTTTTTATTTCGAACCGCGCGCTCTGCAATAACTCTACTAACTCGCACAGGTTCTGTATTTTGAAATTCTGTAATTTTATCCTCGAGTGCCGATTCTCTCTTAAATTTAAAGTTACTTAGATTTATCTTATGATTTATAAGTCTGGCAGACCACTTATGTTTATTATTTACTAGTCTTTCTTGAGTAGTTATAACTTCCAGGCGGTCTAAATCTGTATCTAGATTCGCCTCCTCGAGGTACTGATTGATAATATCACCAACGTCCATGTACTTATTATAGTACATTTTCGCATAAATCAACTAAATACTTAAAATGAGCTTATTCGACGAGGCAGTAACTCAACATCTATCAGATAACACAATGTCTTCCGCTGGTATGGCCATGGATGGTGGTCAAGGTGGTGGAGAATATACAGACGGAGATACATACGCCCCAGGAGACGCGCGTGTACCTAAGGTTTTAGGATCTACTATATCGCGTAAAGGTAAGGTTAAGAAGAAAAAGAAAGCTAAAAAAAAACTAAACGAAAGTAAGTCAATATATGATTATCTCTTGTTTCCACCAGAAGGAGAAAATCAAGAAAGTATAGTTGCTAATATTGCAAAATTACAAAATAACCCTAATGAAGCTTATAGAGGTATATCTTCAGCAGAATATAAAAATTTAATTAAAAATGGATTTGTAGTTTCGCGAGGNGTTGGTAATACTCGTAAAGGTATATCAGGTTCATATGTTTCAGATGATATTCAATTAGCAGGTAGATTTGCGTTTCATGAATATAAGAAGACTGGTAGAGGTTATTTATTAATATTAGATAGAGATAAGTTACCTGAGTTAAATCCTGCAGATGAAGGTAATTATTGGACAGAGAGAATTCCTAAAGATGCAGTTCTTAAATTTATTAACTTGCAAGATCTGGCTAGATAGTATATAATTACACAATGCCTAGTGCCGCAAAGCAAAAGGGTAACAGCTGGGAACGAGATGTTGCTAAAGATTTAAGTGAAACGTTTAATGAAAATTTTATTAGAGTTCCAAATTCCGGAGCCTATACTGGAGGCGCTAACTTTCACCGACTTGATAGATTAACAGAAGATCAAAAGCGTATGATGGACGGAGATATTATGGTACCTCCATGCATGTCCACCTTTAAGATCGAGTGTAAGAGCTATAAGACGTTTGATTATCACAAATTATTCACCGACAATATAACGTTAAATAAGTGGATTAAGCAAGCTGAAAGTGAAGAAAATTGGTTTTTAGTAATTAAGGTAACTCGAAAGGGTAGCTACATTTTATTTCCGACTGCAATGTCCCACTATTTCCGATATAAAAACTACTTGCGTTATACTAACAAATATGTTATAACTAGTTACACAGATTTTTGGAAGAACAATGCAGATGGAATTAGAAAGCTTAACGAAAAATACACATCTCAACCCCGGTCTNTCATATAGATTACCAGATTCCTTTTTTAAGATTGTTAATTTCACACCTATAATACAATCTGTACATAATGAAGTAGTTACTAAGACATCAGAGTTTGACTCAGAGATAAAGTATACTAACGCACAGCATAAAAAATATATATTTCATTATTTTATATACTATACATGTGAAATATTAAAAAAATATAATAAAAAATATAAGCCTGTAATATTTTTTGATACTACTAATGAACTAAATTTATCATATAGTTCGTTTTTAGATGTTTTTATTAAGAAATTCCCTGTAATTATATTACAAGAAGATTATACGTTCAATAGTTTTAAGAAAAAAATTAAATGTGACGGGTATCGCGAAGAGCTTCATGTCGTATTAATGCGAAAGCTTAAAAAGAATCAGTCTAAATCTTTTTATTTTAACAAATTACAATATTTCTGTAAGAAGTATGATCTTACATTTTTAGATAAAACATACTTCGAAGACATGAGAAATAAACTTTCTCTCCTATAAATACTTACAATGAGCAAGTTTGTTACTAAAATAGATGAAATGTTAGGTGCTACTAAAAAATCTACTGCCGCTCAATCTAATCAAGCAGATATCGATAGAATTGAAAAAGAAGTCGAAGCTGGTACGACTAAAGATCCGGTAAAGAAACAAATTGCCCAGAAAGCTAAACAAAAAAGACAAAATATTTTAAAGTCTCTTAATAAGCCGGTGCAAGCGTCTACAAAGAAAAAGGGAAAAGTGGTCGAAGCGGAAGGAGACGAGTTTGTACCTAAGCAAGGTCCTGACACTGGTGGAGAGTTTAAACCTACAACTCCTGATAGTTTAGCGCAAGGAGAAGAACCGCCTGCTGAAACAGAGCCTTTAACTACAGAAGGTGAAACATTTTATGTTAATTTAGCACGGAAGTCTTTATTTGTTGATTTAGATAACGCTGATTTAAATGATGCAGAGAGACAGGCAATTACACAAGACGTACACCCTGAGAACGCAAAAGAGATTGCTAAAATCTTACGTAAGGTAGTTAGTGATTATGGATTAGGCGAAAATTTTGACTCTAAAATAGATTCTCTTATTGAAGATTTAAAAAAAAACAATAGAGTAGTTGTTCTTGTACCGGGTAGTTTTAAACCTCCTCATAGAGGCCATTATGAAATGGTTAAGCAATATAGCGAAGCACACCCTCAAGGTCAAGTTCATGTTTTAATTTCTGCACCATCTCCTAAAAGTGAACGGAGAACTAAAGACG